CATTGCTCCGTATTAACTTCCTGCCATGACAAAAGAACCTGATTTTCGCGCACTATGCGCCAAGTTAATGGACCGATGGACTAAAGGCAAAGACTATTGGACTGTACTAGCTGAAATTCAAAGTGCATTGGCTTATGACCCGCGCAACGACTCAGATTATGACTCCTACGAATACGCCACTGAGCCCATCCCTTACGACACAACGTGGGCGCAAACGAAAGCCCCTGACAATGGAGGAATGGAAGGAACTCTATGAATGGCGCATTTACATTCTGTATCGACAAGCCGTTGATTATTAAAAAAGAGGGGCCGAGAGGCCCCTTTGCTATGACGAGAATCCTGGGGCTCCGAGAAGCTGATTGCTTCACAAGCTTGAAGAACGCTTGCCTTCCATACCATTGTCACTATATCATGACAAAAGAAAAGGGAAGCTTGCGCTCCCCTCTCTTTACAAATCTCCGATAATGCGGCTCCTGAGCTTCGCTCAAAGGGAATGGATGCCTTACAGGCAAACCATGAGCGCCCGACCAATCCTTGCGAAGAGGTCCATCCATTCAGCACCGTCCACCCTCACGGGCTCCCTTACGAGAGCAGAGCCGAAGCTCCAGGACCGACTTGCTTGAAGAGCATAGCATGGAACAGGGGGAGCAATGGCAATGGGAATTGTGATAAGCTGCATTTTGCTGCTGGGAGACTGGTAGCCCTTGCTCATTATTTCTCCAAACAAGTGCTCAAATCTATTCTTCTTTCCGCTTCCATTGCTCTTGGTGCTTTTGCGCCTGCTGCTGTGGAGGCCGCTTCTTCATGCGCTCACGCAAGCTTCTATGGGCTTGGAGACGGCTTCCATGGTCAGCGAGCTGCAGACGGCAGTCGCTTTGATGCTCATGGCCTTACAACCGCCCATAAGACGCTCCCTTTCGGCACACGCCTGCGAGTGACGAATCCCGCCAACAGCAGGAGCGTGACCGTTACTGTCACTGATCGCGGGCCGTTCATTGCAGGCAGATCGCTAGACCTCAGTTATGGTGCATTCTCTCGCATTGCCAGTCCTGGTCAGGGAGTTGCCAAAGTGTGCTTCGCCAAGGTATGATTCTTGAGGAAATATCTAAGGCGTCTCTTTCGGCTGGAAGGGGCGCCTTTTTTGGGGAACCGGCCAGCGTTTTATTGCAAAAAGCAACGAGCATGTCGCAGGGTCCGGCTCGTGCTGTAATGTGCTCTTAAATTCCTTTTCCATCATGCGCGACTTCTCCGCTATTGCATCATTCTTCGCAATCGCAACAGGAATGAGCCTAATCATTGGCGCCAGTATTATCAGCACTCCAGCTCCCGCAAAAGACGCATTAGCCTACAACAAGTGCATTCAGCTACATCCGCAAAGATACTGCGCCATCACTTTTCTAGGAGTTAATTGACTTTTCCCATTGGCACTATTGTTGACTTCAACGACGGCCTATTTGGCTGGCGAGGTCAATACAAAGTGGTGGCACAGAAAAGTAACTTTGAACTAATTAAGATTCAAAATCTCGGCACAAAGAGCCAGCAATTTGTAAGCCCTGACAAGCTTCGCCTAAGCCGCTTGTCACAATTCTTCGTAAAGGGCCTCCAGGGTTGACAGGGGCGATGGTACAGGCAATAATGGCATGTCCCTTACAAGACCACCATGATCACTGTTGTCCACGGCGACCAAGAGCTAGACATTGAAACCGTTGAAGATGCCAGATGGGCGCTGGAAGGCGTGTTGAATTCCATCGACGATGGCGCTCGTGGTCTGGAAGGGCTTGCCGACACCCTTCAGGACATTGTTACAGAGTATGAACAAGCCCCCGACGAGGGCTGACCTCAAGGTATTGTTGTTTCACGAGGCGCAAGCCTCTCCTTTCCTTCCCACCATGTCTCGCGCTCTTAAGCCTCAGTCCAAGACCGATCTCGTCAAAAGCTTTATCTTTGACGCTGGCTCTTCCATTGTCTCCGTTGAGTTCCGCAAGGCGGATGGCAGCCTTCGTAAGCTGCAGTTCAACCCTAGAGACACCAAGGAGGTAAAAGGCACTGGCTACGCTCTCAAGGCGCCCAGCATCGTTCGTTGCCGTGACTTCACCATTGCTCGTACTAAAGGGGAAGGCGCTTGGCGTTCCTTTGACTGTGAGCGCGTGGTAAGCATCAAAGCAAACGGCGTAAGTCTGTACTGTTAAATCATTTCCCACCATGGCAAGTAAAATCATTCTGTCTATTCCCACTCCCATTGAACTTACAAGCAGCAACGATCCATCTGTTCTTGGCGGATGTGACAACAGAGGCTTTTGCTATTGGGGGCGATTACTACACAAAGGCGTGTGGGCCTGGAGGTATGCACAAGAACGCGGCGAGAGATGTACGCATTGGCTACCCGCTAATGCCATAGCTCTGCCCACTCGCATCGTTAAACCCACTAGCCGTTCAGTTGCACTTCCCACTCGCATTGCAAGCCATGGCTACCGTTCTTGATCGTCCCAATAACGTCTGGAGCCTTTGGAGCTATGTCGATGGTAAATACCACCACATGGACACCAGCAACGACGAAGCTGCCATCAGGCTTAAAGCTGAAAGCTTGCGCAGGATCTTCACCAATAGACGGTTCCGCGTGGTGGGCGGCGCTTCCATGCCTACGGATTAATTGTTACAGAGTGTGAAGATTGCCGCTGGCGCCTGGAAACGGGCGCTCTTGCGCTTATTGTTGTTTCACGAGGCGAGAGCCTCACCTTCGCTTTCCTCCCATGGCAACCATTCCAACCATCCATCTAAACGGCACGGGCGCCACTGAGCTGCGCTACGAATACTGGGCTGCCCACGAAGCTATTGATGCAGCCATTGAAAAGCTGTCAGACGCTACCTTAAATGGTCGTGATTTCTACCCTCAAGGGCCTGACGCTTACCAGCAGGCTCGCAAGGAACGCACCGCTGCTTTCCAAAAGCTTCATGAGGCGCAGCTTTACGTGGAAGAAATGCTTGCAGGCATTTGTGACCAAATGCCCTAATTGTGAAGCTTTGTAAACGGGCTTGACTTCAGGCCCAAAACCAGCTAATTTTCTTTTTGTCAGCCAACTTTCCTTCAAAGTCATGAGCCACCAATTCACCTCCGGCGTTTTCTTCAACAACGAGCCCGCTTGGCACAAGCTTGGCACTGTTCTCGATGGCACCCAGCCCGCTCGTGAAGCCTTCGCCACTGCCAACGCTGACTGGAGCACCATCAGCACTCCCGTGTTTGATCCTGCTGGCCTGCCCATTCCTGGCTATCAAGCCATCACTCGTGGCGACACTGGCAACGTACTTTCCATTCAAAGCGAAAGCTATTCCATTGTTCAAAACGAACAGCTAATCAGAGTGGCAGAAGCCCTGCATGAAGATGCAACGATGGATGCCGTAGTAGTGCTCAACGAAGGCCGCAAGGTTGCATTCACTGCCAAAGTGAACAATTCCGAAGCTGACGTGCTGCCTGGCGACACCATCCACCAATACCTTGTTGGCTGCACTTCTCACGATGGCACTATTGCTTTCCAGGTGATGTTCAGTCCCATTCGCGTGGTGTGTCAAAACACGCTTTCGTATGCTCTAGGTCGTGCTACCGCTGGTGCATCTACTAAAAAGATGCGCATTCGTCACACCAAGAATGCTAATTCCTTGATTGATCATCTCCCTTCAATTATTGACATGCAGCGTCAGCAATTCACCGCTGGCATTGAAGAGCTAGAAGCAATGGCTGCAAAACCATGTACTGCTGCTCTATTCCGTCAGTATTGCGAGGGCGTATTTGCTGATCAGCTAGTTGGCACCACCAACGACAAGCGAGGCGACAAGGCTTCTGCTCGCCCTAAAAAGCTGGAAGACCTCACTGCTTGGGACAGCGTGGCAAACAAGTTCCATGGCGAAGGAATTGGCTTTGACATTCCTGGCGTTCAGGGAACCATGTGGGGTGCCTACCAAGCCATCACAGAGTATTTCTCCCATGATGCGGGCCGTGCCATTGATTCCACTGATGCTGCCCGCCAGCGCTTGGAAAGCCTCTACTGGGGCACTGGTGCCACCACCATCGCTAAGGCTCACTCCCTGGCCTTGGTCTGACTGCTGCCATAAAGCAATTTGGGCTAGGGGCTTGCGCTCCTGGCCCTTTTGGCTTATTGTCTTTTCAACGAGGCGAGAGCCTCACCGCTTTTCACGCCATGACTGCTTCCTTTTCCACTTTGACCGCTACCGAGCGCTGCCTTGTTGCGGCTCCCTCCAGCCCTTGGGAGGTGTGCGCCACTGTCCATGACTTTGGCGGCATCGTTGATTGTGCTGTGCGCAGCTTCAACGGCAAGAAAGTGCTTAATGCCGTCAAGGTGGGTGGCGACTGCTTCGACATCACACTGGTGAACCACAACCATCTTCAGGGCAGATTTGTCAAGGGCTCCACCATTCGCTTTACCACCACCGGCACTTGGCTTAAGGAATGGCTAAAAGCAGTAGGGTCCACCGTCGCTTTGTAAAGAAACAATAAAAGGGGGCGCTTGGTCGCCCCTTTTGGCTTATTGTTCTTTCAACGGGAGCGAGAGCTTCCACCACCCCCCCCAAAGACCATGACCGTTTTCAAACTGCTGCCCAAGGCCGCCGCCGCCATCCTGGCCATGCCCGGCGTTGAATCATTGGAGCGCTGCCCCGATGGTTGGTGCTGCCATCTCGCCTTTGGCTGGACTACTGAAGCCCTGAGCGGAGGCGGCACGATTATCGACTCAAATCTGGCCACGATTCGCTCCTATGTCCGAGGGGCCTACCGCCTGCCCCCTGTTCCCGCCCCTGCCGCCAAGCTTCCTTCCATTGCTGTTGCTTCCGAAGGCGAACCATCGGGCACCAGCCTTCAGGGCTACGTCACAACCACCTTTGCAGCCCTTGTTGCCACCATGGGCAAGCCCCACGAATGTAATGGCGATAAAACTACTGTGCAGTGGTGCTGGAAGCTGGAAAATGGCGAATCCTTCACCGTCTACGATTGGAAGCAGTGTTCCACTCCTAAAGGCGAATACCAGTGGCACATTGGCGGCCACTCTGAAGCCGCCCTTGCAGCTTTTCAGCGCTTTACTGGCCTGTGCCCTGCTTCCATGACTGAATTTGGCTGGAAGACTTGACTTCTGGCTCGTTTGAGCTTATTGTTCTTTCAACGGGCCGAGAGGCTCTCCACCTGCTTACCAGCCATGACTTTTCGTTTTATCAACTGCAGCAGCAACCAGCGCATCGACGTAGAAGCCGCTGATCACGATCAGGCCCTACGAGCTGCTGCCGCCATCGCAGGCCATTTCTTCCCTGCTTTCATCAAAACCTTCTGAGTAAAACCATGCAAGACATCATCAACATCATTGCTATCAGCGACAAAGGTAAAAGCCGCATTGGTAAAAAGCTAACTATGGCAATAGTGGAACAAAACCACCATGACAAGATGTTTATTGTGATTCCTGGCACTAATCAGTGTCGATGGATTAAAAAAGACAATGATCCTGATTTTTGCATTATTGGAGACGATTGATGATTACCATCCGCACTTTCACTGACAACGGCCCGTATTTTGATGCTTCTTGCGGTTCTTATCAAGCTGCACGCCTTAAGGACATTCTTTTCCATTGCCGCCTAGCAATGAGCGATGGGGAGGACATCATTGGCATTTTCCACGATGATGCCTGCATTGGCATTTGGCAGAACGAGCCAGACGTTGATAGCGATGGCGAAGGCGGTTGGAACAGAGGCCCTAATGCTTATGCGCAATACCGGCCTGATGGCTCCAGCCCTAAGCTGTTCAAGATTCTCTGTGAGGCCCTCCAGTGAGCGTTCTTTCCATTCTTGATTGGTCCATCGACCCTGATAGCGACGTGTTGAGCGTCAAGGCCACTGTTGATAATTTCACAGTGAATTCGTGGCATTGGGATCACAGTGATTACGAAGAAGAGCATGGTAGTGCCGTATGCAAGGCTGCAATCCTGCTGGCGGAGCGTAGCGACTGGCCTACCACCGAAGAGGAGCAGATAGACTTTCTCGATGCTTACGAGCCTTGCTGGCTGCTTGTGGAGGACGTATGAGCACCAACTACTATCTGCATACTTCTGAGTCTTGCAAATGGGGAGCAGTTGAGCATTTGGGCAAGAGTTCACAAGGATGGTGCTTTGGCTTGCATGTTTACCCAGAAGCCGGACTAAAAGATTGGCAATCCATGTGGGAATACATTGAAGAACTTGTTTATGAATTTAATTACACCATACGGGATGAATATGGCAGGATTATTGACCCTGGTGAATTCTTTACTGTTGTATGGAACAGGGACGTGAATTCTTGCAGGCATGAGCTTGATGATCGCTGCATTGGCCATGGCAATGGCCCATTTGATTACATTGTTGGAGACTTTTCATGATTATCATTGATTTCTTTTCTGAAACGTGCTGCAAGGGCACAGAAATCGTGGAAGGCTGGTATTGGTATGAGGACGATGGGGAAGGCATGGGAGGTCCGTTTGATGATGAAGATGATGCTATACTTGCCGCTGAAAACGGTATTGGCTGGGATTCGCCTTGGCAACTGCACAAATGAAGGTATTAGTGGCCTGCGAATATTCGGGAGTGGTACGCGATGCCTTTATCGAGCAAGGACACAATGCCATTAGTTGCGACTTGCTGCCCAGCGAAAGACCAGGCCCTCACTACGAAGGAGATGTGTGCGACATTATCAACAATGGATTTGATTTAATGATTGCTCACCCTCCCTGTACACATTTAGCAGTTAGTGGCGCACGATGGTTTAAAGATAAACAAGCAGAGCAGATTGAAGCACTGGACTTTGTGCGTCTATTGCTAAATGCTCCTATTGATCGTATTGCTTTGGAAAATCCCGTTAGTATTATTTCCTCTCGCATTCGCAAGCCTGGTCAAATTATACAACCTTGGCAATTTGGCCATGGTGAAACAAAGGCAACTTGTTTATGGTTAAAAAACTTGCCTAAACTCGTTCCCACTAATATTGTTGAAGGAAGAGAAGCAAAAGTGCATCGAATGACACCTAGTCCCAATCGGTGGAAGGAAAGAAGCCGTACTTATCAAGGAATTGCAGATGCAATGGCAATTCAATGGGGAAATTTGTAGGGTCCGGCTGGAGGCGTATAGGGTCCGGCTGGGAATGTATCAAGACCCGGCTGGAGGCGTATAGGGTCCGGCCAGGGTTGTATTAGTACGCTTGTGCTATTGGTTATTGCTATTGCGACTCATTCTCAAAATAGTACACTTGTACTATAGTGCGTTTGTACTACTGCTAAATATACCCTACCTGCTAGCCGTACAATATACCCTACCTAATCGCCGTACAATATACCCTACTCTCGGAGCGCTAAATATACCCTACCTTCAAGGTGTGGAATAGCCTACTCGCGGCGCCTTTAAATATAGCTCACCTATAGGGGCACTAAATATAGCTCACCCGTGAGCTCTTGTTTATCGCTCTCCTTCTCTCCCTCCTCGCTCCCTCCTCGCTCCCTCCTCGCTCCTCCTCGCTCCTCCTCGCTCCTCCTCGCTCCTCCTCGCTCCTCCCCGCTCCTCCCCGCTCCCTTCGACCCATCAGCCTGGCTGATCAAAAAGCCCGCAATCGGGCACTCATCAGCTTAGCCGCTTATCAATGGGCAATATTGCCCGAAAGGATCAGGATGCCTGATCAGGTCCCCATAAAGGCGCCTCGAAGCCTTTATATGGGGAGGCCTTCGCTCCTTTCTTCTCATGGCTTCGCCTCTCCTCCCCGGTGAGAAGCGCGCGCCTCGCGCTCCTCGCCTTTCGCCTTCGCCTCTCCTCCCCGGTGAGCTCTCATGGCCAGAGACCTCCTTCTCTTCTCTTGAGGAGGCCGAAGCTTTCGCGCTTCTCCTCGAGAGGGATCTCCTCGCTCTTGAGGAGCGCTCCTCGCCTTTCTCCCTTCGCTCTGATGCGCAAGAGCTCGAAAGGGATGCGCAATCAGCGCTCCTCGCTCTCGAGCGGGAGCCTCGCCTCGCCTCAAGCGCTCGAAGCATTGCCGCATTGGTCGATCAGCTTCGCGCGAGCGCTTCGAAGCTTCGCGCTCTTGCTGATCAGCGCGAGGAGCTTCGCGCTCGCCTCGAGGCCTCCCTCGAAGAGCTCGAGGAGCTCATGGCAGAGGTTCGCTGGCCTCTCCTCGCTCGCTGATCTTTCTTCTTCTTCGCCTTCTCTCCCATGGCTTCTCTCTCTCCTTTCGCTCTCTGGAAATTCTCAAGGCGCCTCGGTTCGCTCGAAGAGCTCGAGCGCATGCATCCCGGCACAATTGACACGTTCGCGCTCGAGGAGGCTCCTCCTCAGGCCGTGCTGCTTTATGAGGGTGATGTGTGGCTTCTCGTTTGCTCTGATGCTGCAGGCTCCTACTTTCGCGCTCATATAGAAAGCCGAACCTACGTGAGCGAAGAGCTCGAGAAGCTCGAGCTCCTCCTCTTCGATTGGCTTCTCCCTCCTTCCTGACCGGCTTCGCTCTCCTTCTCTTCTCTCCTTCTTTTCTCTTCTTCTCATGGCCTCCTCTTCTCTTCTTCTCGCTCCTCCTTCGCTTCTCACTCCTCCTTCGGTTCGCTCGAGCGCGCCTCGCTCTCCTCGCGAGCTTTCGGCCTTTCTCTCCCGCTTCGGCCTTTCGATCCCCGGCCTTCTCACGAGCGGGAACTCCAATGCGAAGCTCGCGAAAGGGAGAGGCCTCGCCTTCTCCTCGCTTCTTCATATGCTCCCCGCGAAAGGCCTCGCGCGAGCACTCACTCCTTCTTCTCATGCTTGCAACGTGAGAGGCGAGCTCCCCGGCCTTCGGGAGCTTGCAATACGCGAAGGCCTCCTCGAGCGCGCGCTCCTCTTTAATGCTTGCGCCTTTTCTTCTCCCTCTTGTGAGGAGCTTTGCCTTGCCTTTTCTGGCCATGGAGGGCTTTCCACAGTGCCTGGCCAGTGCCGCGCTCGTCGCATGCTTGCCATGCTCGCCAATCGCGAGCTTTTTATCCGCTCCCTCCTATGGGGAGGAGGCCTCGCCATGAGAAAGGCGCGAAAGCTTCGCCTCCCTTTCGCCTTTCGCGGGAATGGCACTCAAGAACTTCCATGGCATGAGCCTTTCATGAGCGCGCGCCTCTCGAAGGAGGAGGCGCTCGGCCTTTCTCGCCTTTATGGAAGCCCCATACCTTCGGGAACAGTCACAATCCCCGAAGCGCTTCGGAACGTTCGCGGGCTTTCGCTATATGACTACGCGAAAGCTCCTCTCCCTCGCCTTCTCGCCATGAGAGAGGCCGGGATTCACACCACGGCTTCTCTTGCTGCAGACAATCCCGGAGGAGCAAGGCGCGCGCTCGAAGCGGTTCGCCATGGCTTCTCTCTTGCTGTGCCCATCCTTCTCCCGAAAGGCGCGCCTCTCCCTTCGAACCTTCTCCTCGAGGCCGAAGGCGAAGCTCCCGCTCTCCTTGATTGCATAGACGGGGATCTCAACGACCTTCGCATGTTGGACCGCGCGCCTCGAGCGGGCTTCTCCGGCCTTGCCGTGATGCTTCGCCTCAAGCGCTCGAGAGGCGCTGATCCTTCGGCCGCTTCTCGCTTCGCTCTTGCTCCCTCCTCTGACTGGCAAGAGCTCGCGGGAGGAGGCCTCGCTCGCTTCGGTGGCCTCTCATGAGCGCCTCCCTTCGCCTTCGCCTCTCTGAGCTCGAAGCGCTTCTCCTCCTCCTCGCTCTCGAAAGCTTCTCTCCCGAAAGCTCCCGCGAAGAAGAGCTCCTCTCCTCCCTTCTCGAAGAGCTCGAAGCCTTCGCTCCTCGCCTCCCTTTCTCCTCCTCTCGAGAAGCTCGCGAGCGCCTCCTTAACTGATCCCTCGAGGCTTGCTAAGCCGGGCCCCCTCTCCTCTCCTCTCCTCTCCTCCGCTCCCTCTCCCTTGAAACTAGTCAACCGCGCCGACGTAATTAAAGCCTACCTAGAACTTTTGAGCGATAACCTAGCGTCCTGTAATGATACCGAATTGATCGATCTTATCGAAAATTATATGGGCGAACCATGGGAGCTTATCGAGCCCCGATGGTTCATTAATTGATCGCAGGCTGTGCTGATTGTTTAGGGCCTCCCGCAGTGGGGGCCTTTTGTTGTGCTTGGTTGGGGGTCAATCCCGACCTTTAGAGTCAACTATTAGCGTTGCTAATGTATATTTTTGTCAAACTGTAGCAACCGATACAGAATGTTTGCCAATCCGATGCTAGTCTGGCGCAGTAACCCGGCAATTATGGCCGAAGGGGCGGTGGGCATCCTGTAAAAAATACGACACCATTTTTCATCCGGTTTTTACCTTTTTGTTCGTAAATTTACTACCACGTTTGTAATTGTCACTAATTGCGCGTAAAGCTAGTCGCGACTGCGCGAACGATTGAACATGGACGATGGGGAGTGAGCGCATTAAAACTCTAATGATTTAACAATTGCTTCACCTACTGCTTTTGTCACAAGCTTTAATTCTTCGTGCGTAGCATTGTTTTTTATTAAATTAGCTCGATAACTAATAATCCATACATTGCCCTTGACATAGCCTTTTGTTGGATCAATGCGATCTAGCGATGGGCTTCCATCCAAGACAATATTGCCTACATTTCTTCGGCACGACCACTCCAAAGGCATTCCCAGAACTGGGCAATGCAAAACAACAAGTGAGCGCACATATTTAGTATCGATATCAAAGCTTAATTGTTTCTCGGCAGCCCTTCGCTTGGCCCGGTCTACCATTTGACAAGTTTGGACAAGTATTGGGTTTTGTTTTTTATATTGAGCGCTGCGCTTATTGTCACATTTCTTGCAAAAAGATTTCCGGCTCTCCTTGGCGCTTGATTTTTTGTAAAACATTGTTACTGGCAGTTCTCTCCGGCAAACAGTGCATTGCTTGGTCAGCACAACGCCCGTCAGAGAAGCAGCAATGTCGGGCATGAACAGTTATAAGTTGCGCTAATCATACAACGATTCCCGATAAACGGCAAATATCGAGATTCACAATAATCGCTTGCTTTTCCCATTGTTCTTCCAGGGCTCATCGCGAAGGTAGCTCCCCAAGAGCGTCAATCATTGCGTCCTTTCTTTTTCTTCACATCGTATTAGTTAATTTCTTCTGCCTGGCCGTGTGCGATCACAATTTCAGCGGCGTCGTCAGCTCTCGCTAAAGAAATATTGAAAGGATGGTTAGGAAGGAGCCCTTATTGTCGTAGGCGCTTGGGGCTCTGCGCGCAGGGCTCCTAGCGGAGGTTACGTGGTGCGGTGTACGAGGCTCCTGGTCGAGAAGGCTTGTAACCGTGTGCATCTCCTTTACCTATCGTAAATCACAGTCTCATGAGACGTGAATGAGACTCACTTAAGACTCCAGTTATAGCTTGAAAGCTTAAGCTTGTGCCAATTAGCAAAGTGGCTAATAGTATGATTTGACGATGGGTTACTACGATTCTCAAGAAACCATTGTCACGGTGACGCAGCACTGGCATGTGCGCGTAGCAGCAAGGCGTTATTTCAACCAGGCAATAGCAGAACTGAAAGGAAGGCTCCAGCCAGAGCACACATGCCTCTGGAAATCCTCTGTGACTAAGTTCAATGGCTACCAGGCCGACCTAGTTTCTTTTGCCATTGACTCTGCCCTTGACTCTGCCCTTGCTGGCTCCTATCCTGATTGGTGACCAGCGTTTTCCCCATGGAACCTTCTTTCAACGAATTCAGCAAAGTAGTTACAAAGTATGTACTTGGCTCTCAAGAGCGTTTCAATGAGCTAAAGGAACGCATGGAAATGTGCGAACATGCCACGAGCAAGGCGGGTGCTGCTGCGCTTGGTTATTTAATTGCCATGGAGGAAAAAGAAAAGGAAAGTCGGAATATTTACGATCTTGTACTTGAGCAAGTAGAAAACAATGGCGAAGACAGCATGATTCGTGCTGAAGCTATTTTTCTTGCCATCTACAAATGGTTAGATGGAAAGTTTGACGGCGAAGGCTACCAGGATGGCGGCGGCGTCCGTGAGGCGCTGCATGAAGCCTTTGACATTCACATGGTTCCGTGGAAGTAGGATTGGATCTGGGTTACAGTAGGAAGTGTTCGTTCTGAGGGGGGCTGTGGCCCCCTTTTGTTGTCTCATGAATCTCAAGGAAAACGCAAGGTGCGACAAGATTGCACGCACTGGCAGGGTTGAAAGTTGGATGGATGATGCTGATGGTCGTTTGCCCGTTAGCTGCACGGTCTTCGTAGTCGAGGACTCAATGGAAGGAGCCAGTGGCATTGAAGACTCCTGGCGCTTTGTATCCCACGGGCTACGGAATGGTGCGGGCGTTGCCATTCATCTTTCTAACTTGCGTGGGAAGGGAGAAGAGAATGGCAAAGGCTTAGTTGCAAGTGGTCCTGTTAGCTTCGGCAAGATTTATTCAACGCTTAATGAAATCCTTCGTCGCGGAGGAAAGTATAAGAATGGTGCTGTAGTTTTGCATCTTGACTATACGCATCCTGATGCTTTGGATTTTATTAAGGCTTCCAGGAAAGAACTGCCATGGACTAAGCGCTGCTTGAATGTAGATGACAACTTCCTGAAAGATTCTTCTCCTGAGCTAATTGATGCTTTGCTGCAAGGCATTAGCTCTGGCGACGTCTGGTTAAATAAGATTCGCTATGACGACAATGGCAATCGTCTTCGCGCCAATGTTTGCCTGGAAGTATATTTGCCCCATCGTGGCACTTGCTTGCTGCAGCATGTAAATATGGGCGCTTGCGGCATTGACGATTTGTCAAATGCCTTTGTAGAGGGCATGGAGCAGCTTTGCCAGCTTCACCCTTCTACGGGCGTGGGCGACACTGGCGAATATCTTTCCCCTGCCATTGATAAGCAAGTGGGACTAGGCATGTTGGGCTTAGCCAATTTCTTAGCTAATCAAGGCGTGTCGTATGAAGATTTTGGCAAAGCCCTTGAGGCTTACCTAAGCGATGATCTTCGTGCTTGGGAAACCAAATGGTTTGATACCATTGCAGGTCAAATCGTGTGGAAGCTTGACAATGCCATTGAAGATGCAGCGGCAGTAGCTCGTGGCTATGGCATGGACCGTGCTTTCTGCATTGCTCCCACAGCCTCATGCTCCTATCGCTATCTCGACAAGAAAGGCTTTACTACAACGCCTGAAATTGCGCCTCCCATTGATCGCATTGTTGATCGTGACAGCGAAACCATGGGCGTAGAGCGTTTTGAATATGGCGCAGTGGAAATTGCTGAGGAAGTGGGTTGGAAATCATTCCGCAGAGTAGCGGACGGCATTGTTTCCTTATATCAAGAAACTGGCTTATTCCATGGCTATTCCATGAATTTTTGGTCAGACCTAGTAATTTGCGATAGGAATTTCCTGCAGGAGTGGCTAGACAGTCCTCAAACTTCTATGTATTACGCTCTTCAAGTGCAGAGTGGCACACAAGCGAAGGATAGCGTTGGTGTAGAATTGGGAGAGAGTCTGAATGACTTTTTCAACTTAGAGGACGACACTGAAGCCTGCCCTTTAGATGTTGGCTTTTGCAGTAGTTGTGCTGAATAAACCTTGAAAAAAGGAGGGGCAGCTTTGCTGTCTCTTCTTGTCTGTATTGTTTTCCATTGCTTGTAAAAAATGTCCACAAAGCTTGATTACTTTTCCGCTGTTGCCAAGAAGCGCCCTTGGCAGGCAGTTCCTGTCACCAGTGGGCAATTTGTCGATGGTGCAGAAGAAACCATTTTCCGTGCCCTTGCTATTCGTCACCTTGAACTGCCTGTAAAGGACATGCTCCTAGAGGGACTCAGAGGGGATCTGCCAAATACTCCTGGCCTGATTGCTTCCATTGAAAGCAACATCCTGGACGAAGAGCGCCATGACCTGGCTCTTAATTATGTAGCAGAAGCTCATGGCATCGACGAGAAGGCCGAGAAGGAGGCATTGCGCATTCGTCAGGCATGGATTGATCATCCTGCTTTCCCCATGGCCAAGGTGGCTGTCCTGGAGCGGAGCTTGTTCTTTACCATTCTTCCGTTCTTTCGTTTCAATGGCGATAAAGGGCTGCGGACAGTAGCGAGTGACATTAGTCGCGACGAGATCTGCCACGCATATTGCCATACGCAAATCTGCGAAGAAGTGGGAGAGAAGTATGGCGAAAGCTTGAATAAGCTTCGCAAGATGACGGCGCTATGGATTTATGACAAGCTTGGAAAGTCGTCTAATAAGTACCTGGATAAGGACTTTTGGCTGCGTCAAAGCGATAGCTTATTCTTTAGCGGCAAAGCTCCCGAGCTGAACGGCACCACTGCTAGCGTCATGCCAAGTTTCTTTGAAACAAATGCGCTAAACCTGCCTGCTTACGGAGCTGCATAATGCTATATTAACGGCAACACCTCCTAAGCCTCTTAACAATGCTCAAACAAGGAGGTCGCTGGCTCTGAAGTGTTGGCACACGTCATGCTCATAGCATGGAATCCTGGGTTCGATTCCCAGCAGCGCCCTTTCCCATAGCCCTTTCATGAGCGCCTTCGTCATTGCAGACACTCATTTCGGACATGCTAAAAGCTTGTCCTTCATGCAGCCCGACGGCTCGCCATTGCGTCCATTCTCTTCCGTTGAGGAGATGGACGAAACAATGGTGGAACGATGGAATGCAACAGTAGGCAAGAAAGATACTATTTACCATTTAGGCGATGTAATTATTCCTCGGTCAAGCCTAAGCATTTTGGGAAGGCTCAATGGCAGGAAAATTCTCATTAAAGGCAATCATGACCAGCACGTAAAGCTTTCAGAATGGGCCAAGTATTTTGAAGACGTGAGAGGAGCGTTCTTTCATCCTGGTGATTCCACCATGAGAGGCGGTCTTATTTTCACGCATGTGCCAGTGCATCCATCGTGCCTTTCTGGGCACTACTGGGGCAACGTGCATGGTCATTTGCATTGCCACCAAATCATTGACGATGGCAAAGTAGATAGAAGGTATTACAACGCTTGCGTCGAAAGGCATAACTTTTCCCCTGTAGCATTAGAAGACATAAAAGCCTTCTTTAAGGGCCATGACGGAACGCAGGACGTTCAATACTCCCCTTAGAGAGCCGTGGAACCCCATTGTCTATCAATGCTTACGGGCAGTGGACTGTCACAATGAACAGTATTTTCTCACTGGTAATGTTTGGCACCTAGACCAAGCTGAGCTACTAAGGCATTATGTTAGAAGCTTGAAGGACTGGATTCGTGAAGAAGAGAAAAACACTATGGAGGATATGGGCAAAAGCGCTGGGCCCCAAGGAGGGAACGAATGAAAAAGAAGCAGACATTATTGCTTATGTGCGAACTGTTGTATTCATTTCATACTTAACAACAAATTTCTTTATCGTGGCAGGCGTCTTGCGCCACTGGCACGATTGATGGGTGTGAAGCAGGGTTACGTCGCAATAGACGATTAACTGGTGCGGCCAGTACCCTGCTTATTTCCGAAGAGAGTCTTCAATTCTCAACGAAATCCCGAAAAACCAGCATTGACGAGGATACTGGTAACCAGTGGCCACTGGGCTTCTGCAGAAGCTCCAGAAGCTTAGCACCATTCACTTCCGCCGTGCAGTCAGTTCCAAATATTCCTCTTTCCATTGCTCAAAGGCAGCCTTTGCAAGGCGCGTCTCCTCGCTGTTCTGTCCGTATATCCTGCTGCTCTCTTCAACGGCGCTAGAGGCTTCCAGGGCTTTCTCCCAAGCTTCTTCTATGGCACGAGACAAAGCCATGGGAACAAAGGAAAGTGTTTACAGTCTATTGTTCTGCTTTCATCTCTCGCTCTCTTTTCAACGTTTGCTGAAACTTCTTTAATCGAGGAAGAAGCGATGGCTGGTAAAAATGATCAGCGGCTAGCAGTTGTAATGCCGTCTGCTTATTACTTTCTAATAGGGCAATTAAATATGCTGCATCCTTAGACGATAGTTCAAACGGAGTCATTGTTCACAGAATGTAGAATTTATCAATTGTTGAAAATTCTAGTGGCATTAACGCACTAAGCTTTCTAGCCAATGCAAATCATCTTCTTTTGATGCTTCTAGGATTGCAGCAGCAAGGGCAAAGCAAAAGTCATCCACGCCTACTTCTTTACCACCAGTTACTGACCATTGCCCGCTTTGTCTATAGAGAACATTAAGGTTCTTTAGCTGGCGAATGGCGCGTTCATGCGGGTAGATGTCTACAAGGCCAGCATTAAAGAGTTCTTTCATCTTGCTAAATGCTTTCATCTTGGTACTTACTGACCAAGTGAGTTCTCTTATAGGAAAATCACTAGACAAGCTTTGAATGGTGGCTGAACTGTTGAACTGGTCAAGAACAATGCTGTCAAATTGATAAATTTTATGGTGCTCTCGTATCCAATCTTCCACTGCTTGGATGCTGACTTCTTTTTTGCCATTGATCTCAAAGTCTGCCATAAAAACGTGGAATTTGTCTACGACTAGGGTTTCTTTGTCAAAATGCACAATACAGGAAACGTATTCGTCACGTCCCACACCACCACGAGCAGGGTCTAGAGCTAGTACGTACTTGCCCATGATTTGCCTGTCAGGCAGAAGGATGCCTCTTTCTCGGTTGATGGCAGCTTCGACTATTTCAGCAGCAAGCAGCGATGATTTATTCCCCCTGAATCTGGCACCATATTCAGTCCAGAATTTATCTTCATCTCGCTTTTGTTCTGCATCCAGGAAGGGACAGCCCCATGGCAAATTAGGGTTGATCTCCCACGTGGGAATGTTTTTTGCTTGCATGAAAGGAAACTGTCCACTTTCCGCTTCCTTGAAATGCTCGTAGAACAGGCCGTCAGTGAGCCATGGAGAAGATAGCTCCAAAATGCGCCCATTATCCCCAAACTGAGCGATGGAGGGAGACAGAGCGTCGTAAATTGCTTTGGCGCCACGGTTGGCGTCGCCTTCTAGGGAGAAGGCAAGCTCGTCAAATACGCACATGACTACTGCCTTGCCTCGTGATGCACGAGCAGAAGCAGGGATGGCTTGGAATACACAGCCATTGCTAATTTCAATTTCAGTGGCAGTTTCCCTCGTGATTTCAGAACCAAGAGGACTGTCTAGCACTAATTGACGAATGTTATTAAGGGCAATTTTTGCCTGCTGCTGGTCGTTAGCAATGGTAACAATGTACCACTTTTCATTCTTTCGTACTTTGCGCTTGTAGCTGGTTTCTAGAACAAAGCAGGCATATACGGCTGCAATAGAAGCCATGAGAGTTTTGCCAGAGCGCCGACCAAGAGCCCAACAAGCATGGCTTTTCCCGCCCCCGAAATATTCATCAAGAATTTCCTCTTGCTTGGGCCACAGTGGAGTATTTAGTACGTGCTTGGCAAAATCAGAGCACTTTAGCTTCGGCATTTAAGCTTTCCATGGGACGGAGATGTTCTTTGGTGACAAAGTATGCGGGACGACCACGAGCAGGATCAGCCCAGAATTCTTCTTTCATTGCCTCCCTTCCATAGCACCAACCATGAATGAGAGTGGTTTTGTCTTGAATGGTAACAAGGACAAACTTCTTGTCAGGGTTTTCGTTGCGTTGCACGATTAAATCGTAGGAGTGCTTGCTCCTGGTTTTGATGTCGATGCCTGGCAAGTCGTCAGAGCCTTTCTTAGCTTGCGTCTCTTGGTACAGAAAGTCTTTCATGCCCAGATGCGAGGCAACAGCCATCTCGCCTGCTGCGCCAAGCAAGTGAATGTCAAGGGCTTTGCTGCCTTTCCATGAGCCACCATTACGCCCACGTAGTCCTTTGGCTTCATTCACACCTTGTCGTCTCATGCCTTCTTCCATTGCAAGGCTTTTTTCTTCTTCAGAAAAAACAAACGAAATTGGGGTGGGCATAAAGAGAAAGAGATCAAGCCCATCTTAGCCATTGCTAGCATAGATGCAATGCACACTAGGTTAAAAATGTCAGAAGAACTGGTGGATCTAGGACACAATGGCGAGAGCAGTTTGCGAGCTGATGGCCTGGTGAATGCCTTGACGGGCATGGGCAGTGCTCGTGATAAAAGTCAATACACCACTTCCACCCCCATCGTCTTTTTGGGGCAAGAGGAACTTGAAAATCTCTATAGCGAGTGGATTCCTAAGCGTATCGTAGACATTGTTGCGGAGCAATCCACCAGGAAAGGCTTTAAGGTGCTTTTCGGTGGGGAAGGAGCAGCAGCGGAGGAAGTGGCTGGCATCGAGCAGGTGATTGAAGATTTGTACATCCTTGAAAATCTGGGATTGGCATCCAAGAATGCACGGTTGTTTGGCGGTGCAGTCATTCTGCTCTATATCAACGATGGTCGATCTGCTGACCAGCCAGTGGACTACAAAAATATTCGTTCCATTGAAGGAATGGAAGTATTAGATCGCTGGCAAATAGCGCCAGTGATTAACGAAGATTCACTTTACGATTATTCCAAGGCAACTTATTATCAAATCATTTCTGGCGATCTTATTAGACAGCCACAACTAACCAAAATTCATAAAGACAGGATTCTTCGCTTTGATGGTGAATGGCTCCCTTATCGCATTAGGCAGAGGAACTATGGCTGGGGAATGAGTGCTCTGCAAAGTGTATATGACAGCTTCCGCTTTTATGCCACTGGCATAAGTTCTGCTGCAACACTACTGACGGAGTTTGACATCTTTGTACATAAACTTCGTGGGCTTTCTTCCATGCTTGCCGCTGGTAAAGAGAAGGATGTGCGTGACCGCCTGGTGTTGAATGATATGAGCAAGAGTATTTATCGTGGCTATGCAATTGACGCTGAAAAAGAAGAGCTTGAGTTTATTAGTCGCAACTTTGGTGGCGTAGGAGAAATCCTAGAAAAGCTTCGCATTGATATTATTGGAGCCTCACAAATTCCTCATACTATTTTGTTTGGTGAAAGTCCAGGAGGACTTGGCTCCACTGGCCGCAGCGAAGAGCGTGACTTTACAAAGCATCTTGGTGACTACCAGGCTTCGCAATACAAGCGTCCTCTTCAGCACTTGATGAAGATGATCATGCTTAGCAAAGAGGGGCCGACTGCAGGAAAACTGCCTGAATCATGGCGCATTAAATTCAACGACTTGTTTGAGCTAAACGAAAGAGAAAAGGCAGACGTTCGCGCCCGCGTGGCAGCAGTAGACGCTCGTTACATTCAACTTGGCGTGCTGCACCCACAGGAAGTAGCAGATGCACGCTATGGCGGCTCTGAGTGGTCGATGGAACTCACTCTGGACCCATCGCTCCCTCGTGAATTGCCGCAGGCGCCTGGTCAGAAAGAAGTGCCTCCTGGAGGCCGCGATCCAATGAATGAAGAGAATGGCACTCTCCCGATGGATGGCACTAGGGAAGTTGAAGACAGTGCTGGTTTGCACCTCGCTGGTGATTTAGAGCATGAACAAGGAGAAGAAAAGGAAGATGCAGAATTCAAAGACAAGGCCCTTCATCAACAAGCCATTGCTGCTGCAAAAAGCAAATTCAAAGTGTGGCCAAGTGCCGTTGCTGGCGCCTACGTGACGCAAAAGTACAAGCAGTTGTACAAGAGCAAGCACGGTTCAGTTGAAGGCGCTTTCAAAGGAAAGAAAACCACTGCTGAATATTTCAAAAAGCAAGACGCCATTGAACCCATGAAAGTAGAGGGGTTAATGCTTGCGGGTATTGACGAGGCTGCGTTTATTTCGGATGAAGACATTGAAAAGGCCATGAAGCAATGGCAGGAAGAGGCCCCTGCTCAGTTCAAAGAGCTGCTAGAGGCTGACAATGCTGAATGATTTATCCTCGTTCAGCGCCGTCGTTATGTCCACCAGGATGGACGCTGAATGGTCTTATGACCGTCGTAGTGGACGTTATCGTGACGAGAAAGGCCGCTTTCTAAGCAAGGCATCAGTGGGTAAGCTTGTTGATGGTCGCATTGATAAGCTAGAAACGCAGCTAAAGCGTTTCACGCGGATGTTAGGCGATGGTTCAATTACGCTTGATCAATGGCAAGGTAGCGTCCGCGAAGCAATTAAAGCAACGCACATCCAAGCAGCAACCATTGGTTACGGCGGAAGGGCCGAAATGGGCAGCGCGGAATATGGTCGCATTGGGCAGCGTTTACGTTCGGAATACACTTATCTACAAGGTTTTGTCCGCGACCTTTTGGAGGGGCGTGTCAGTGCTCCTATGGCTGTTGCTCGTATTGGTTTGTACGCTCAATCGGTGCGTGGCTCTTATTGGCAGGGTACGGAAATGCGCGAACAGCAACGTGGGTTTTCGTTGATGCGCCGCATCTTGGATGCTCAAGCAGTGCATTGTGCCGACTGCCTTGGCTATGCAGCGCGTGGCATGGTGCCTATCGGCAGCGTTCCCATGCCTGGCGTGCGTTGCGCGTGTGGGGCACGATGCAAATGCACCGTTAAATATTTCAGGCAACAAGCGCCGACTGTTCCCGTGTAATTTTGCCACTATCATCAAGCAAGATTCATTGTTTTTGTGGCAAAAATTCTGTATTGCGGTGACGCATTTGTTCAGACGGGCTTTGGGCGAGTAGCCGAATATCTGCTGCCTGCACTGGCAAAAGAGCATGAAGTGCATGTGCTCGCCACTAACTACCATGGCGACCACGACGAAGAAGCCATTAAATACAAAACCTACCCAGCCATGGTGCATGGCTCCGACCCGTTTGGCTCTCATCGTATTGCCGAACTAGTTCAAACCATTAAGCCCGACCTGATCTGGGTAACAAATGATTTGTGGGTGGCAATTAATTTATGGGAAGCAATCAAACCATTGAAAGAAAGGCTGCCATTTAAGTTTTTTGTTTATACGCCTATTGATAGCTATGGCATATTCCCTGAATTAAACGATCCAGTTAGCGAATGGGACGGGCTTGCCACTTACACGGAATTTGGCAAAGAGGAAATAGTAAAGATGGGCTATGAAAAGCCTATCTCCATCATTCCACACGGTACGGACTTTACTAAATTCTTTCCCATTGATCCTCTTGAATGCCGCAGGGAGCTGGGAGTACCAGAGGATACGTTTATTGTGTTCAATGGCAATAGAAACCAGCCACGCAAGCGCATTGACTTGACCATAAAGGGCTTCATTGAATTTGCAAAGGACAAGCCTGACGCTCGTCTATGGCTAAATATGGGCGCTAAAGACATGGGCTGGGAATTGATTCCATTGTTTAAGCGCGTAGCGCGTGACACTGGTTACGATGCTGCTGGCAAGCTCATCCTCACGAGCCCTCACTTTGCCACTCACAACTGCCTTTCCATTGAGCAGCTAAACAAAGTGTATAACGCAGTGGACATTGGTCTTAATACTTGCATTGGAGAGGGCTGGGGGCTAGTCAATACTGAGCATGCCGCAACGGGGGTTGCGCAAGTGGTGCCTGACCATACAAGCCTTAAGGAAATCTTTAATGACATTCCACGCATCGCTTGTAATGGGTCAGAGACAGATAGAAACTATGGTCTGGAGCGTTTGCTGCCTGACCCTAGTAGCGTTGCTGACATCCTTAACTACTACTACGAGGATCGCAATGCTTTGAAAGCTGCTGGCAATTGGTGTCACGAGCGCATCCATGAAAAGCAATTCACCTGGCCTGTCATTACTAAAAAGATGTTGCGCATCGTAAATGACGTGCTCAATCAAAAACAAGACCAAGAGTCCTTCAAAGGTTTTGGCATCCCCGCAAAAATCGTTTAATCATCATGCAAGTATCCCAAATTTTTCTTTCTGACAACGGCGCCGAACTGTCACCATTCTTGGGGCACGCAACTGGCACTGTGCGGCAAGCATTTCCTGGTGCAGACCATCAAATTTACACAAAGGAAACCCTTCGCGCTTTTATTGAAGCGAACTATTCAGCGGAAGTACTATGGGCCTACGACTGCCTGAAGCCCTATTCGTATAAAGCTGATCTTGGCAGGTTTTGCTTGCTGAACAAGCTTGGAGGGTGGTATATGGACATTGCCGTCAGAGTGGTGAATTCAGTGGAAGTGGGAGATCGTATTGAATTTTTGGCCTTCCGCGATATTCAGCGCTTTAGTTACACCACTTGGGCCTGCGCAACTACTGTTCTTTATTCAAAGCCCGACAACATAGCACTGACTACTGCCATTGAAATGATTGTCAACAACTGTCACGAACAGTATTACGGGATCACTCCATTGTGCCCCACTGGTCCAACATTACTGGGGGCAGCTCTTGCTGCAAATGGTGGCAATGCCAACTTTGTCTACGGTGACTACTTGGAACTAACGCCCACGCACGAACAAAAGAACCGTGCCTTTGTGCTGCCCGATGGCACGATCATGGCATGGAGTAAGCCCTCTGGAGGGGGTGATCTCACTGGGCTAGGCGCTAAAGGCGTGAACAATTACAACGAGCTATGGGCGGCAAGGAACGTTTATGCAGCCCTCTGATTTGTCAATGTTTGCGGTGTGCATGAATAACACACCGCTCCGTTTCTCCTCTAGCACTAATTTACAAATCATTGTTGCCAATGCTTGTAGCCTGACAGGCGATGAGAAAACTGCTTGTCTTGAAGAAGGAAAGCTTCTAGATGATTCTGGTGACAACATTTCCGCCTTGAATCCATGGTGGGGAGAATTGACGGCTGTGTACTGGCTCCTTAAGAACACCACCGCCCCATTGATTGGCAACTGTCAGTACAGGCGCTACTGGGACGAAGGTGCCATTGCAAGAGCAGACAGTTCAGTGCTATACACTTCCGAGCCTTGCATCTTTAGCTGTTCCCTCGCTCAGCAGTTTCAAGGGGGGCATTCATTTCCTGGCATTGAAATGACAATGGAACTAGCAATGCAGGGAAAGTTGCCGTTCACGGCATCAGAGATGGCTGGCATATGGAATCAGAACCAATTTCAGGGAGGTCCAATGCTGTTTGGTCCTAGAGCTTCCTACGAACGAGTTATGAGGGTCTTGTTCGACTGCCTGTGGCCCGTGTGGGATGCATACAAGGAGCAGATCATGACCTTAGAAGGGTACGATCAACGCGCCATGGCATTTCTCAGTGAGCGCCTGCTTTCGGGCATTGTTCTGTACAAGGACAAATTCTTTGGTAATATGCCAATGAGCTGCGCCCACTTGGGCTTTATTAATTGACAATGACCAAAACCATCCTTGACTTGGGCACCCAGCCATTGGTAAACAATTTGTGTAGCAGCAAGGAAGAGTCAATGGCAGCGGAACAGTTCCCATTGAAGGCTGTTGTTGAAGAGGATTTGACGATCCATTTGGACCATGCAGTAGATCCAGAAATTCTGTACAAGCATTATCTCTACAGGAGCGGAGTAAGTCAGCCGTACATTGATCATTGCAAAGCGTTATACAAAAGTATTTACCATCTCAATTTGCCCACAATTATTGACGTGGGCGGCAATGATGGAACACTGTTGAATGCCTTTCGTGAGGCATCCGCAGAGAACGAGTTTTGGAGTGGAATAAAGCCAACGCGCTTTATTAATGTAGACATGGGGCAGAACCTGCGAGAAGTTAATGAGCAGGCGGGTAATGAATTTGTGTGTGGACAATTTAATGATCAAATGGATTTGCCAAAAGCAAATTTAATTGTTTCCACTAATGTATTTCAACACACTAAAGATATTCATGCCTTCATGGGTGGCATCGTTAAGTTTTTAGATGGCCTATGGATTTTGGAATTTCCTTACACCTTAGACACTATTACCACTGGCCAGTTTGATCAATTTTACCATGAGCATTATTATTACTGGCTCATTTCCCCGCTGGAAACACTGTTTAAGCAATATGGCTTGAGAATTATTGCCCTCTTCCCTCAGGTTATTCATGGGGGGACAATGCGACTTTGGATGACAAACAAAGAACTTGGAGCACGGGCAATAGACCTGTCCGTAATCAAAAAGCAAGAGAAAGAAGCAGTTGATCTATGCAATTTTGATCAAACTATTGCTGATTTGCGTTGTTACTTTGATCGCATTCTTGCCACAAAAGAACTTGGAAGGATTTGTTTCTTTGGCGCTGCAGCAAAGGGTTGTGTATTCTTGAATGCTCTTAATTTGAATATTAATACGATGGGTAAAACAGTAGTCGTAGACGACACTGTTGAAAAGCAAGGGCTCTATGTTCCAGGCACTGGATTTCAAGTGGTTGATAGAAGCGCGTTGAAAGATTACGATACAGTAATTATTCTTGCTCATAACTTTGCGGACTACATTGAAGCATCCCTGCGGAAAGACTTTGATGGCCGCATTATGACATTACTTCCCATTGCAAATGACAAATAAAAAGCTGATTATTGTTTACCATTTGTACCAGGCTCATGACTGGGAGCAATTGTTTAGCGAGCAAATGGGACTACTCTTTATGAGCGGCTTAATGGACAATGCCCGCTTAACCATTTCAATCAATGGGCAGCTCCCAGTGCCATCAATTGGCTATGAAACAATTTATAGAACAGACGGCTTTTCCGAAAAACCATCTTTGCTGCTAGCCAAGCAATATGCAGAAGAATTCCCTGATTCACAAATCCTTTACTTCCATAGCAAGGGTATTTCACATCCCACCAAAAATCAAGATGATTGGCGCATGATGATGCAGCATTTCATCCTGGTGAAATGGCGAGAAGCCGTTGCATTGCTTGATAGTCACGATGTGGTGGGAGTGAACTGGAGAACGTTCCCAGTGCCGCATTCGTCTGGTAATTACTGGTGGGCCAATGCTTCGTTCTTGCAAAAGCTAGACCCTGGTTTCCTTAATGACCATGATCGCATGAGTCAAGAATTTTGGATTGGTTCCATTGAGGGTAAGATTGCCAACATGTATGAAACCAATTTGGACCATTACAATCAAGCTTGCTCATCTAACAGCTACTGCCCTGCTTATTTCACGCCATGAATCTCCGCGAAATTATTGCTCATTACGACATCAATGGTCACGAAAAAGATGGTGGCACCGACAAGGACACCTTCCATTCGTACATTGAAATGTATGAACAATTTCTTTCGCCATTGATTGACAAGCCTGCAACCATTGCAGAAGTTGGCATTCAATATGGCGGCTCAATGCTGTTATGGCAAGATTATTTGCCTAAAGCAAGCTTTATCTACTTGGACAACGTTGACGCCATTCACCCTAAGATTCGTGAGCATCTTGACTTGAAACGCTCCCAGCTTATCTTTGAAGATGCCTACACCAAAGAAGCTGCTGCAAAAGTACAGAAGCTAGCCCCTAAGGGCATTGATTTTATTATTGATGATGGTCCGCACACGCTAGAAAGTCAGTGCAAATTTCTTTCCCTGTATCTTCCGTTGCTTGCTGAAGGTGGCATGGCAGTGATTGAAGATGTGCAGAGCACTGATTGGTTTAGCGCCCTAGAGCAGCAAGTCCCAGAAGACTTTACTTTTGAAACCATTGATTTGCGTGGTGTAAAGGGACGCTATGATGATTTAGTGTTTACGGTGGTAAAAGAATAGCCATTGTTATCCCACAGAGCAATGAAAAATCGTGACGACGCGGCTGCGCCTAAATCTAAAAAAGCGAAGCAGGCCAAGATCGCAAAAGTAATGCGCGAGTTTAAGGCTGGCACCCTTAAAGGTAGTGATAAAAAGCCTGTGACCAACAGAAAACAGGCGATTGCCATTGCTATGTCTGAAGCTGGCATGTCAATGACAGGCAAAAGCGATGCCTATGTAGATGCTTACATTGACACCATGATGTGCATGGAGATAGAGGAACCGGAAGAAGAAGAAATGGAATAGGTCATGGGCAAAACGAATCATTAAGATGGTTGAAAGCCGCCAATCAGGACAATGAGCGAGTATGTACGGGTTATAGAGGAAGAAGAAGAAGGCATTGGGGTGATGAAGGCACTGGCCATCCTTTCCGCCAATGAGCATCGTGATACTTCACAGTGGCGCCTAGTTGAAGAGCAACATTTTAAAAATGGGCGCCTCGACGAGACACACATTTTTGTCGTCAGTTATTACGATAAGCCTCATGAATATTTTGAGCCTGCAAAATTTCTAACTTTTGAAATTGAAGCAATGGCAAAGGCATATATTATGGAAAACCTAGAAGATCAACTTGCTGAAATTCGCGGCGAACCCAACGACGACGATTAACTGCTTACTGCGGAAACCACAAACGTAGGATAACCGAGCAGGTACAAAATAGAGAGCTGAAAAACAGAGCTAAGAATACGAATCTGGGCGCAGTCAGGGGAGATTTGTCCACGTTCCATTCGTGAGATAGTAGTTTGATCACAATGCAATATTTCGGCAATGTTTGCTTGTGACAAACCACAGTTTAGACGAGCTTCTTTCATTCTTTTTCCAATAACTTGCCTACTTTCTTGAATGGTGACAATTGGCGCCTGAAGGCGAGTGGTGAGACGGCGATGTTGAATGTGCTGCATTTCTAGGCAGGATAACCTAAGTTAGTCTATCGCGCATATTATTATTTGATAGAGTATGCTCATGAGCGACACATGCTTTCGTTACGACGTAGCGCCGATTGACAAGTACGAGCTAACCCCCGAAGGTTATCTCCGTGCTTGGGCAACCATCGCACGCACTGGTGTACAAATGTACACCGATGCAGACGGTTCCATTCGTCGTGAATATCGTCCCGAAGGTGAAGTGGCGTCTCCTGAAAGCTTGGCCTCATTTGCGGGCAAAGCGATTACTCTTGAGCATCCTCCAGTCCTATTAGATAGCGCCAATACAAAGGACTATCAAATTGGCTTTAGTGGCACTGAAGTGGTATATGACGACGGATTCGTTCGTGCTGTTATGACCATCACTGATCAGGAAGCCATTGAGCGCATTATGCGCGGTGATGCGAAGGAGGTCAGCGCTGGTTATCGCGTCAATTATGAAGCGACTCCAGGCGTTACTGACAGTGGTGAGAATTACGATGGCATCCAAAAGGAAATCAGCGGAAATCACATTGCTGTTGTTCGTAGGGGCCGCGCTGGCCCGCAAGTGAAGCTTCATCTAGACCGTCTGGATGCTGCCGATCCTTCTCTATTTACTCCCATTGAGGAACCATCTATGACTGCAAAAGTCAACTTTGATGGCGCTGAGTTTGAGGTGACCGAGAGCGTAGCTCTAGCTGTCACTAAAGAACGGGAAGACGCCAAAAAGTCCTACGAGGACATGAAGAAAATGTACGATGGCATGATGTCCAAAGCTTCCGAAATGAAGGAAGAAATGGATGCCATGCAAAAGGAAATGAAAGGTAAGTGCGACTCTGCCGAAGGGCGGGCCGATGCTCTTGCCGAAGAAGTGGAAAGCCTCAAGACTGACCTTGACGCTGCTAAGCAAGTGAATGTTGACAGCCTTGTTGAAGAGCGCATTGCGCTGATTGACAAAGCTCGCACTTCCCTTGACTCCGCTTTTGACTTCGCTGGCAAATCTGCCCGTGAAATCATGGAAGCTTCCATTAAGGCTGTTCGTGGTGATGCTGATCTGTCGGAGCGTTCCGATGATTATGTGACTGCGATGTTCGACACCTTGGCTGAATCTGCTCCTCGTGGCGATTCTGCTGCTACGGAAGAACTGCGTAAAGCCGTTGCTTCCATTGCTTCCCCAATGTCTGCTCCTTCGTCCTATATGGACAAGCTGCAGAATGCTTGGAAATCCCCTCTCTCCGTCTCTAAGGAGCGCTGACCCATGGCCGTAACTTTTACCACGTCAGGGACCGCTTCCGCTGGCGGTGTGCAACAGAGCTATGCTCTCGTTCACGCTGCGCTTCTGGAAGGCCAACTCTCTGACATCCGCGACAACACCATTGGCACCTATATCAACGAAACTGCAGTCACCCTGCCTTTCGGTGATGTACAAGTGTACAACTCTGCTGGCACCGTCGCCAACTCTGCTAAAACCCTTTCCGCTAGCGGCGACACCGTAGTTGGCATCAACGTGCTCACCTACGTTGACGAGACTGCGCTTAATAGCGACAACCGTCCTGGCGTAAAGATTGATCAAGTGCTGAACGTTGCTAACGAAGGCGCAGTGGCTGTCTATGTGACTGGCGCTGTCAATCCTTCTTCCATCGTTCGCGTGCTGTATTCAGCAAGCGGCACTGGCAAGGCTGGTCAATTCAGCCATGCTTTTGCTTCTGGCAAGACTGTTCGCCTTTCTGGCGCTCGCTATCTGTCCTCCACCACTGGTAGCGGACTGGCGATCTTGGAACTGAATGGTCCCAGCTTCACTCTCTCCGCTGATTCTTGATAGGAGGCCCTACTAATGTCTGATTTTCGCATGGACGATGCGGGCCTGTTTCTTGAGCGTCAGCTTGAGTACATCCGCCCTCAAGTATTTGAAATCACTTATGCAGATATCAAATACCCCACCCTGCTGCCTGTAACCAGCGAAGCTGGTCCTGGCGCACAAACCTTCACCTACCGCATCATGGACTCCACTGGAGAGTTCAAGCTGATTGCGGACGCTGCTGACGATCTGCCCCGTGCCGATATCAGCCAAGTGGAGAAGAGCATCAACATTCGTTCGTTCGGCGGTAGCTTTGGCTACACCGTGCAGGAACTGCGTGCCGCTCAAATGGCAAACATTGCTCTTGAGCAACGTCGCGCTTCTGCCGTTCGTCGTGCTTATGAAGAGAAAGTTGAAGCCGTTGCAATGTTCGGTGAGTCGAGCGTTGGCCTGGCTGGCTTCTTCAACAACTCCACTGTTGACGTTATTGCCACTGACCGTTGGTTCACTGGCGCCACTGCTAGCGGCACTGCTCAAGACATGCTGGAACTGTTGAACCATGGCGTTAGCGCCATCATCAACGCTTCCAAAATGAAGGAGCAGCCCGACACCATCCTGTTGGCTTACGAGGACTACAACAAAATCAGCACCACTCGTAACTCCGATTCTTCGGACGTGACGGTGCTTGAGTATTTCCTCCGCACCAACCCCTACATCCGTAACGTTGAGCCCGTCAACCAGTTGGATGCAGACAATAGCGTTCTGAACACTAACCGCATGGTTGTGTACAAGCGTGACCCTGAGAAGGTGCAACTGCACATCCCCCAACCGTTGGAGCTTTTCCCGCCCCAGCAGCGCGGTCTTGAGTTCATTGTTCCTGCTCACGCTCGCGTGGGTGGTGTGGCTCTGTACTATCCCAAGAGCGTCATCTACGTTCAAGCTTCGGCCTGAGCCTAGACAGGCAATGGGCGTTAAGCTAATTAACAGTTCTAATTGAACAATCAAATGTTAATTGCTTATCGCCCTGAGCTTGAAAATCCGCCTCGTGAAGGTGGCTTCGGCATTATCACCGATGGAGGGATGATTCAACTGGCGCCTGGTCTTAACCAAGAAGTGCCAGAAGATCAATGGAAGAAAGCCCGTGACAATTCAACCGTTAAGCGATTGATGACCATTGGCGCCATTGAAGAAGTAAGGGAACAGCCGACTGTGGAAACTATTCCTCATGACGTGCAAACCCTTGCCAATCTCCCCATTATTGAAGCCTCTCGGACCATTGAAGTAATTCATGACCTAGATCAACTGGCGTCATGGAAGAAAATCGAAGGGCGAGTGAGGGTTCGTAATGCCATTGCAAAACGTCAAGAAGCAATTAAGGCAGGAAGGGCTTGACCATGACTGTCACTTATGCAACGTTTCTTAATCGTTTCCCTGAATTTACGCCCCATCCATCGGGAATCGTAAACGGGGCAATCACTGAAGCTACAGCGGATGCCAGTGTAGATGTTTTTGGAGATCAAACTGATCGTGCCGTAAAGCATCTTGCTGCACATATCGTTGCCATTCAACTTGCACAAATGGGCATTCAAATTGGTGCCACAGAAGGTAAGGTATATGGCAAAGGACTGGAGGCCACACAATATGGCCAAGAGTTCAAACGAATGACTGAAACCGTCGCTGGTTCTTTCTCCATTGGTTTTGTCGCATGATCAACGGTTCATCGCCATTAGCTAATGCCACCCTTGTGTGGTCCGTAGCTTCTGGCTATGCCTTTGACTCTGAA